GAACACTTCTCGGAACTTCTTCTCATTCTCTTGGTTAATGTAAGAGCGGAAGTCTTCCGGGATCTCGTATTCGTTGTCGTATGACTTTACTTTATAGTTTGGAGTCCAAGCAGGTTGTGCGGCTGCTTGAGTTCCATTAGCAGCTGCTTGTGTCGCTTGTACTGGTTCCGCAGTTTGTGTTGGTTGTGCGGCTGGAGCCTCTGGGGCCGAACTACTTTCTGTGCTTACAACTTCCTGTGTTACTTCTGTGTTTTCCATTCATCATTCCTTTAGACGAATTGGCCCTCGTCTACTGGGGTTTAAGTGGAGGCTGATATGTTTGTGGCATATCTGCCCCCATTTGTGGTTGCGATGGAGAATTCTTCATTAAAGCGTCTGCAGTTTGTGCGACCACTGCCTGTTGCTGCTTCATAATTGAGTCTTGTGTCTGTCCCTGCTCCTCTAGCCGTTTCAAAAGCCACGTTAGAGCATCATAAGGGACACGAGCACGTTGAGTTTTCGAGCTGTTGTTCGGATCTGGTACGTAAATATCACATACTACCGCCATACCGGACATCGGTATAAATCCGGCTTCAGCTTCTTGGATCTTACGTGTCTCTTCTGCGTCCATATCAATCAACTGTTGGATCACTTGATCATAAAGCTGTTGGGCGCGTGGTGAGAGAAACTTGTAGTCTGACTTTCTTGTGCGGTTTGTGAGTCGCTTAATCAAGTACTTCTTATCGTCGTACATGGATGGTGCCATCAGCTCGCCGCGGTCGAGTGCGAGGATCATGTTAGTTGCACCATCGTAGTCAATTGTAAGGTCAGACGATGCTTCTCCGTTGTTCGCATACGGAGATGTACGAATGAGCTTACCAATATCTTTTGGATCTAAGTTAGATCCCACATACTGCATGATCTGGTTAAACGTGAGCTGTTTACCAAGACGTGTCTCCATGTCTTCTGTGCCTGGCTCAAGTTTGATTGAGTAGAAAAGCGGGGAAGTATTTTTAAACTCTGCGATGTTAATGATCTCAGCGCGTCCAATTGCTGGGACGAGGTTTGATTCATTATAGTAGTTCTTAGCAAGTTCAAGTGTCTTCTCGCAGAAATCGATTAGGTATTGTTCAATCTTCGATGTGTAAATAGAGAATTTCTTCTTCTGCTTAATCGAAGCAAACAACATCGAGTACGGGTCAAGCTGGGTCTGCTTATCCTCAAGTTCTTCCTGTAAGTTAGCGGCAACATAGAACTGCTCGATCATCTTGTCGATGTACGGAAGATACTGGTCCCCAGTACGGCCCGGGATAACGACAGGAGCTTGACCAGAGTAAGAAAGAACGCGAACTCCAGGCTGAAGCCCGCCGTTCGCGATCTTTGTCCCCGCTTGCACTGCGAGTTTGTCATCGCCCAAGGTAACCTGGTGAGTAGCTACCTGAGAGATCGCGCGGTTAATCTCGCCCTGTATCGGGCGAAGTTGTTTGATAAATGAATAACAACGAGGAGATGTTGGGATCTCATCCATCCCGGTATAAATAATAGGGAAGATGCCAAACGGAAGCTCCCCTTCCCAAAGAACACCCTGTTGTGTGGCTATAAAATAGTAACCACGGGGGTGACTTGGAGATGGGCGAATATAGTACTCAAGGAGTAAGCACTGATTAGATGAACGGTCATAGTTAGATCCGTTTCCATCAAACACCAAGTACGTCTCGTCCTTGGACTCCTGAATAAGTTTTAACTTCTCTTCATCATTTCCTACTCGTGCTTTCAGATCGTCGATATCGACCATCTTACGAAAACCAATAAACCAGCTCTCGTCCATCGACTTCGCTTCTTTAGCGCGGAAAAGATTGAAACCAAAAATTCTCTCAAATACAAAGTCCCCAGAGAATACGGGCTTTGATTGGTCCATCACTTGTGTGCCGTCTGGATTCATCATCGGCTGGCCGTTCTCATCCACTAGCGGCTCGTATCCTGATACCTTGCCCTTGGTGTCGTCCCAGTAAATCTTGTGGCACACTTCGCCCACACGGGTGAAGTCTTGCACAATCTCTCGGACCTTATCGTTAAATTTGTGTCGCTGTCTAATGTCCGCCCATACTGCATTGTTGAGCTCTGCTGCCTTCTGGTCTTTTAGCTCGTTCTCGTTCTTTGGGAGCGGGCACACAGCTGGTGCGTAGGAAATAATATTGTTTTCGTAAATTTTACAGATACGTTGAATGTGGTTGATGGTCAGCCTAATTTTTTGCTCTTCCGTGAGCCTCGCATCATCCCTAACACGGTTCCAAAACCGTGAGCCTTTGCGCGCGTAGTGGTTACCAGCGACGAGTAGTAAATTTGATCTTTGCTCAGCGTAGAGGTGGTTATCTGCGGACTCGCCTTCTTTATATAGGCGCATTAACTCACTATGATCGAGCTTTTTCATTCAATATCCCTAGTGCGGAGGAGATTTTCGTACTCAAGTGGGTCTTCTAATAGCATCTGCTCTAACTCAGATTGCTTTAGTGACACTTCTTCTTTTGTAAGAGAATCCCGGGCCTGGGAGTCTTGTGCTGCCTGTACTTCAGGTCTTACGAATACGGGCTCTGTGATCGGAGCTCGGTCCATTTGGAGAAAGCTTAGTTCAAGCCCCCCGCATGAGAACTTGGCCACTCCATTACGACTACATACTTCTATGATACGGGTAATCTCGTCCGTGTCAAAAGAAGTCGTCGTAGTACGAAGAATCCACTTCAAGAAGCTCGTTAAAGGATTGAATCTCATGATCAACACCATTAGAAGCAACATTTCCGCCAGATGCAAGCATTCTTATTCGGTCTCTGTTTCTTTCTGCGTGTGCCATCTCATGAGGTGAGAGGACGGTCTTGTTTACAAGTCCTTCCTTGAGTGGAGTAAATCCGACATGCGAGAAGTCAAACGGGATCTTAGTTAGAGCATACCGCATTGAGTCAACGGAGTCGTCCTTCGCCTTTCTCTTATCTGTCCCGAGCATAAGCGAGCAGATCTCGCCAATAAGCGGAATGTTCTCCTGGATATCATCGATATCTAGCATCGAATTTTTAAACAAGACGTTGATGACCTGTTCGCCCACGTCGTGCTTCTTCTCCGCCGGAATAAATGATAGCCCCATCCGATCCGTGATCGTCTTAAAGTCCTTCGCGTGGTAGTCGTAAAACGACGCCGTGACGTTGATGTCCTGTGACAGCTCCACATACTTGTTCGCTACATCAGACATCGTATAGATCTTGTCGTCCCCTCTCCAATGCCGGAACACTCGTGCATACCTGTAATCGGGTCTAACTGCGACGAATGTAATGGCTGAGGGGTGATTAGAGTCGCCACCCGCTCCAATGTCAACGCCAACGTAGATGGGCCAGTGAGGTGCTATTGGTTCGGGGGATTTTACGTTACGAGATCTGTCGAAGCTTGCGTACTTCAATCCTTCATCTTTTACAAACCTTCCATAGACGCGCTTCAGTACTTCGGCTTCAGACTTACACATGGCAATAGTCCTGTTGATCTTCTCCAGGGTCCAGTGGGACGGGGTGCCGTCCAAGAAGTACTGACAGTCAAAGAGCGACGCCCGAATCTTGTGTGCAAACGCTAGGAACTCCTTCTCCCCAGGCTTTGGCTCCATTGTGAGACGCCACTGCTCCTGCCCAAGTGTCGCGGTAAAGCACATGGAGAAGTACCCCTCAATCGCGTTCCTTCGAAAGTTGATCTCATCAAACAGTTCAACCGGGAGCTCCTCATCTGCTGCTACGTAATCCACCGTACCTGACTGCAAGTGACTCACGTCTTGGGCGTAGGTCTTAAAGTACAAAGCAACGCCCGAGTTAAAGTAGATTGCTGATATGTCGCCTCGGTTCTTAAACTCCGCCTTCCATCCATACTGCGGATGATCTTTAAACTCCTCTCTAGGCAAGATATCCGGCTTCCACTTCGTGTGGAACTCAGCACTTGCTACTTGGGATGTAGGGTACAGATACCAAAATTGCCGGGGGGTTCTTCGGAAGCGGGATGGCCACGCATTTACGTTTGTCGCAAAATCTACCACTTTTCTAATCTGTGTTGTGCTCTTACCTAGCTGGTTTGCGGCAGTTAAAAATAGCGTCTTATTTGTCGACTCTAAAAACTCCCTACTCCACTTGTAGTCCTTAAACCCATACAAGTGTGGAAGCCCCCGAATCAACCGGGCCTTCTCCTCAAGCAGCTTCAACTTCTCAAGCTTGATGTCCCTTAACTGATCGACCTGCCCTTCGCTCAAAACTGCTCCTTGAATTCTGCGTCCTGGATATCAGCCGGAGTTATACGAGTGCTAACCGGCTCGGGCTCTGGGACCGGGGGTGCTTGCTGAGAGATCTGATCGGTAAGCTGCCCCGCCACTGCCGACATCTCCTTCTCAAGTGCTGCGATCTTCTCGTCAATGTTAGCAGTCAGTGCTTTCAGATCGGTGGGCTTGTTAGAAGACGCCGCATTGAACACCGTGGTGTAGCTTGTCGTCTCCTGCTTCACGAGGTTTAGGTTCTTAGTTTCTGAACGCATAGTGTAGCCACCCTTTGCGCGTAGATCGACCATAGCGGCGGCCTTAAGGACTAGCTCGATGACTTTTGGGTCTTGTAGTTCGCCTGTGGGCTTTTGGAGCGGGATGTTCAGCACGTCTCGAATGCGGCGAGTGGATAAGTTTAGAAGCCCCCGCATCACCGCTTCGTACTCAGGCGGGCGGCATAGAATGTACGCAAGGATCGGGGGGCGTTCATGGATGATCTTGTGGAAGTACGCCCGCTCTACCACACCCAAGTAGATGTTCCCCTGTAGCATGACCTCAGTGCGAGTAGTTGCCACCCTGTCGTGCTCGATCCAGAAGTTCATCCGCATGGCCTCAGCCGCAGCAGTTGGTGTGTAGTTGTATTTCTCCTTCAGGAGTGGAAGTAGTGTGTCCTCGTCAACCCCCACAAGTTCTTCCGGCAGAACCAGTACCGCTTCCCTAAGCGCTGGTGGAAGAAGGTTGATAAACGAGCGCTGCTCCTCCATCTGCGAGAGATACGTGTTGAAGGTCAGCTCCTTCTTGCGAGTCGCCCACTCGTCAATGCCAATCGCACCATCGGGGCCACGGCTTGCCTTCTTATGCGCTATCTCTTCCGCAACTTGGGTGTGAGTGAACCCCGCATTTAGAGGGTCTTCGTTATAGTCTTTAAAGGCATTTGAAACTTTTGGTTGATATAGCCCCTGGGACTTTCCGAGTTTGTTTAGCTTACTCTCTTCACGCATCTCTGCTGTCTGAGCTTCAAGCTTGGCCTTACGCTTTTCTGCTGGTGTCATGCAACTAGAGTAGTGGAGAGAAGGGGGAAGTCAAAGGAAAAGCCCCCGGGACAAAGTATATGCAAGTTACCGGGGTTTATCGCCCAGAGATAAGATGGGATAGAAGAACGGTGGTTCGGGGGGTTTTTCAAAGTCGAATCGCGCACGTTATATAGACCAATACGATACGTAATCGCCACCAAACGCAGCAGACTCCCCTAGCCTCCCTATCCAATAAAATCAACTGACCGTTTCACTTCTGTTAACCCATAAGCTTTTATAATCCCCCCGATCCGATCGCATCGATGCATCTTATATTATAAGGATAACAGGGGGTTAGGTACGGGGGTGCTTAGGTTCGGACCATGCAAGGTTAATGCCATGAGTCAATCATTATTAGTTCTAATTGGCTATTCAAATTGACGCTCCGAATTAGTTTGAGTATTCAATATGATGCGGTGAGTTAACATAATAAACATTATCAGACATATTAGCTCAACTAATAGGATGAAAAATATTAATCGATTAAAATGGTTTAATGAATTTAGTTCATGCGCCACGTATATAGAGAGGGCGAGGGGGCGCAAGATTCAACTAAACTTATTTAATATAATAAATAAAAAGAACAAAAATATTTGTTGACTCAACGCACGATCGGTGAGATACTTGATTCATGGGCAAGTCAATAACGACGAGCTCAAACCGTGGAGACAGTAAAATGAAATCAGTATTCGATAACTTAATGGAATCAATATTAGTTGCAATTGTAGTTATGTCATTAGTTGCAGGTGGTAAGGCGATCAAGTCTATCCCAGCAATGGAAACAGCCTTGAGTCATGCGGCTAATAAATAATTAATACATAGGAAATATTTAAAATGAAATTATCTAAATTGTGTGAAAAGTTTTTAAAGCATCAAGGAATCAATTGTGTGTCAATCGACGAGGGCTGTATTGATCCTTCATTCAATCCAAGCGGCTGTGACTGTTGTGAGGGGCTTGCAACAGATACGTATGAATGCAGTGGATATGATCCTGAACGTAAAGAAGTTGTGAGTGGGTTTGCTATCTGTGGCGAGTGTATCAACTATTTTTACAACGGTGAAGATTGTGAGGTACAGTCATGAGTTTTATTATTAAAGATTGGGCTGGTAATGAGCTGTCATTCAATCCTAAATCAAATATCGTAAAAGAATTTAATTCATTTGATGACGCTGAATCATTCTTGTGTGAGTTTTTCGACGATAACGGATGGGATTACGACGAACACAGAGGTGAATATTATATTGAGGAGAAGAAGTCATGAAACGTAAAACCATCGAATTCAAACTACACGGCGAGACTGAACTACCTCAAAACTTGATCGACTCTATACCGTCAAGCGGTGCGGCCGACAATGCGGTAGCAGAGGCGCGGCAGTACTTTAATATTGAGGTGCCAGAGAATGACCTACGCCGATTCTTGAAAAGATATGGCGCTTGGGATGCTGAAGAGTTGAGCGACCACGATGCAAATATCGACCGGCTGATTTGGCTTGCGTGTCTTGACTGTCGAGAAAATGAAACAACCTATTTTTACATGGGAGAATGAAGTCATGAGAAAATTAATTGGATCGGCGGGGTCGCTTGATCAGCTTAAGAAATTAATTGAGAAGTTTTACTATTCAAGCAACGTCACACTTCATAACGACGGCAAGGTATCAACTGGTCGGGGCGTCATTGATGGTGTGAGATGGATTGAAAAAAGTGGCCGGTATCGTTTTGAACGGGTTTAAACGTCTCCACGTTTAATGAAGCGGTGAGGCGACTAGGCAATGGTGTCTAGTCGCCGATCCGATAACAGACAAAGGAAAGTAAATATGAAATATGTATTAATGTTTTTAATTGTATTAGTCAGTCAATCGGCGCTTGCCCAGAACTGGAATAGTTACGAAGAGAAGCGTGAAGTTGAGCGCTATAACGCTGAAGGGTACGGCAGACAGGTCGACCAGCAGTCTGGCCGCGACGTTCAATGCTCGCTCCAGGTCCAATGCGATGCCTACGGCAAGTGTGAAAGGGTCGAAACATGTCGGTAACATTCAGGCAGCTACGAAACGAGCGCGGACTATCCCAAAAGGCGCTTGCTGACCGTCTAGGCGTCATCCTTGACCGTAAAGGGCGTCAAGGCGCTATTAGTAGCATCGAGTCGGGCAAGTATAGTCCGACCATCCGGGTGCTGTATGAGGCGCTTGGTGCCCTTGGTTACGAGCTCGAAGTGACAGCTATCGACGCTACAAGTGGAGAGCGGAGAGTCCTAGACGTAGAAGGCTTACGCGCGCGCAAGTATACGCGTGGAGTACCTAGGGAGGGCGGCGGGCATGTATGACTTACCGTTCCCATCAAATGTCTACGTCCCACTAGTTATCTGGTGGTTAGTCTTCTGGCTGTCTAATCAGTGGTTCACTGAGAAGGCCGCCCGGTTCGCAGCATGGTTCGGGCTATTCACCTACATGGTCATACGACCGTTTTAGTAGGATGGCCCGGTGGGGTTCGAACCTCACGCGCTCCCTGGTCGGGGCTCTGCCACTGAGCTACGGGCCATCTAACAAGCTTACGCGCGTGTAAGTATACGCGGGAAGGAGGAA